GTTTTCGCGATATCCTTCTTTCGCTATTTTGGGCCAAAATTCCCAAAATTTTAGGAAAGCGCGCAATATAGCTGGTTTTTGTAGTTGCTACGGCTACGTATGCTCGTGTACACTCCGGTTTACCAATCAAATACACGAGAACCGACATGATCATCGAAACAGCATTAAGAATTTAAGCAACATCTAATGGAGAACCAATTAATATGAGCACACCAATAGCGGAGTTCATGCGCGAACGTCTACAGATTATCGCGGACAAGTACGGCACGACTGTGGAGGAACTGATGGAACCGATGCCACGGAGAAGGCCGAACGCCGCTCAAATCGAATACGTAAGATACTGTTGTGAGGAGGAGGTTTACGAGCAAATACCCCAGGAGGTATTCAACGAGTTCCCTGTGCTACTAAAAGTGATAGATGACCTGGCACTGGCGCAAGAAATGCTGGAGCACATCGTAGACTTCATAGAGAGCAGGGCGCACATGTACGACTAAGTGATAGTATGTAGACGATAGTGCGCTGCGGTTGGCTGATTGGCCTTGGTAGAACCCTAAAAAATAACTGCGCTCTCGATTGAGGAAAGTAGCTACTCAATCGGCGGGAGTCCTTGCCTGACAACGGTTAGAACGTCGGATGCCGACACTGGGACAGCGATAGACGGGGTTTCTGTTACTAGATCTCCTACTATTCGCGGACGTGACAGCTGGAGAGACAGCACTTGTTATGAAACCTGTAGCTTAGGAGTTAGTCCTCGGGTAAAGCACAAAGGCCTCGACATGAACGGTACCGGTTCTCATGATCGTACGTCTAGGGAGGCAGGTTCAACCCCTGTCAGGTTTCACTTTTTATCTTGGCAGGATCGTGTAAAGCCAAACTGAGCTATATTGTCGGTCCGAGAGCCGATTAACGAGTACGCGATGGCACTGCCAAGAAAGATATTGATGAACAAGACGCAGATTGCGTTCCACCTGGACGTGGGCACGGCCAGGGCGGCGCTGTACACGGAGTCGTTAACGCAGTACCCGCCGCAAGAGGGCGTCACCAGTACTGCTCCCACGTACCTATTACGAGAAGTGGTCCATGAGTTGGGTGCAGACCTTACTCGCCGCGCGCGCGGCACCGACTCAGACTCTGCTAAGGAGCGCACAGAGGTAGCACGCGCTGTCAAGATGGAGACCCAGAACCTGGTACAACTGGGTGAGTACGTGTCGGTGCTGGACATCATCGACAGCCAGGGACAGAAAGCGGGTGTCATTGCGCGCGGCCTGGATGCAGTCATACCGAACGTCAAGCGAAAATTCCCCGAGATCCCGCCTGAGTACCTGGCAGCGTTCCAGGATGAGATCGACCGGGCGCGTAATGCACTGGCCGACAGCTTAAAGTTTGATGCTGAGGAGATTAAGCAGGGAGCCTTTAAGGACGAGGATGAGGAGGAGGGCATGTTCGCGTGAGTAGCGACTGGGCAGACAGCGTAGAGGTAGACGCCTCGTGGGACGAGCCGCAGGCGGTAGATGACACACCTGTAGAGGAGCCCGAAGGTAATTGGCTTGCCGAGCTGGAGCAGGTGGCTGAGCAGCGCCCCGAGTTCCCTCCGGGGATGAACAAGTACGGGCATGAAGGTCTGTGCTCGTTCGATAAAGCGTTCGCCATCGCTTGGCAGGTATTCAGAACTAAGGAGCCTATGAACTTTCCCGACTGGGCGGATAAGAACTATTATCTGGCCCCGGATTCCTCGGGCATGGCAGGGGACTGGGTCACCGCACCGTTCCAGCGCGGGTTGATGCTGATGATGGGCAGTGATGCCACCCGAGCGGTGGCGATCCAGAAGCCTGCGCGGGTGGGCTACACCAAAATGCTGAGCGCGTTTGTGGCCTACATGGTCGAGCGCAAGCAGCGAAACGTGTGCGTGTGGCAACCCACCAAGGACGATTCGGACGGGTACGTGCAGGATGAGATAGACCCGCTGTTCGAGTTCGTGCCCGTGTTACGTGATGCGCTTACTGTGGATTACCGGCGAGATAAGGACCCGCGCAACACCCACAGGCGCAAGAAATTCAAGGGGGCCATAGCGCACTTTCGCGCAGGCAAAACCGCGAATAGCTTTAGACGTATCACTCTGGACACCGGCATTCTGGATGAGCTGGATGCGTTCGATCACAACATACGCGGCGCTGACGGCAAGACGGAAGGCTCCCCTGTGGAGCTGGCTACTATCCGTGTGACTGCCTCCCCGTTCAAGAAAATGATCTTCGGCTCAACGCCCACGATCAAGGGTACCTCCTTGATCGAGGTCGAGATAGGGCACTCGGACACGGTCTTGGAGAGGTACGTGCCGTGCCAGAGCTGCGGGACGCCGCAGACACTCCAGTGGGGAACCCCCGATTCGGAGTTCGGTATCAAGTGGGAGGGGCATGACGACAAGAGCGCCAAGTACCTGTGCAAGCAGTGTGATCATTTGCACACCTGGGCGGACCTCACTGCAATGGACGCGGCGGGGTACTGGGCCTCAGATGAGATCTGGCTGGATGATACTGGGGACGGTAAATTCTACTACCTGCACGACAATTCCCCTGCACTGATGCCTGAGAATGTCGGGTTCATGTTCAACACCCTGATCTCCCCCTGGTACACCTGGTCGGAGATGGTGAAAGGGTTCCTCAAAGCCTCGGACGCCATGAAGCTGGGCGACTACACCAAGCTGCAGACGTTCTACAACACGCGACTCGGGCTGTGCTACGAGGTGTTCGCTACCCAGAAAATGGACCCAGAGCTGTTCCTGACTCGCCGCGAATACTACGATGCGGAGGTACCGCTGCCGGTGGTGGCCATGACAGCGGGGATCGATGTACAGGTGGATCGTATCGAGATCGAATTCAAGGGATGGGGGCGCGGCGAGGAGTGCTGGGCTATCCGCTACCAAGTACTACTGGGGGACACCTCCCAGATGCCCCAGCTCGACGCCAACGGGATCAAGATCAAAGGCACGATGGATACCATCTGGTGCAAGTTGGATCGGCTGTTGAGTCAGCCCTTCCAGCACGAGGGCGGGTTCATGATGAGCACCTGTCTGGTGTGCATCGATTCGGGGTACCAGACCACCCAGGTGTACCATTTTTGCCGACGAGACCGTACACGCTACATCCCAGTGAAGGGCAGTAGCGAAGGCTCCGCCACGCCCATGGTGGTGTTCCCGAGCAAGCCCAACACCACTGGCGTGTTCTTGACGCACGTGGGTGGGGACAATCTGCAGGACTCCTTGCATGCACGCTATAAACTGATCGAGGATGGTCCTGGGAAGATGCACTGGCCCATACGCAACCGGGAACCAACGGACGGTGAGTACGAGGATTTTGGCATCAACTATTTCACCCAGATGACCGCTGAGACCCGCATCGCACGGATCTCTCGGGGTAAGAAGATCATGACGTGGATATGTGAGCCGAACCACAGTAACGAGGCCACGGACACCAACAAGTACAACCTGGCAGCGATCCGTATCGCACAGGATTTTAAGGGGGTTAACCTAAGCCTACCTGCGGTCCAGTACGAGGGCGCGATTGAAGATGATGATGAATTCGAGTACGATTTCGGTGCACTGGCCGCAAAGCTCAACAAGCCCCAAAGCGCGTCAGCTTGACACTCTCCCTACCAACGGTGGTATTATATGAGCGAACATGATGAACCAACCCAAGACGAATCTGTACAAAACGCAGTCGTAGAACCTGTACCAGTAGTGAAAACGCAGTGCATTCACGGGTTCAACATCGGCGGTATGTGCAGCCTTAAGAAGATCGACAACACATGCACTTGTCCGCTCGATTTGTCGAAACCGTTTTCGCCAAAAGATGCGCTGATGTTGAGCCACTTGCTCCACAACTTAGGATCTGCGGGGAATGCGTAACATGAGGATCACGGGTTGTCAGACGCACTCTACACGCCGTGGCTTAACACGGTCGCACTCGCCTCGTTAGTTAACGAGCCCCACAAAGCGCTATTGGTTACGGCGGGCTACGTCCCCGACCCCAACACTCACGCAGTACTGGGTGATATCCCCCCTTCAGCGATTATCGGTGAAGCCCCCCTACAGAACCGCAGCATCGAGGAAGCTCGATTCAAATGCGATGATGTGGTGTGGGCAGGCCTAGCGGCCACGCCAGAGACAATCGAGACGGTTGTTATCGTCAATACGACAACCGGGCGTCTGGTCGCCTACCTCCAAACGGTCAACGGTTTGTCGGTAGCGGTGAATGGCAATGATATTTTGCTGTCATGGGATCAGACGTGTGGGGTCTTTGGCATTTGATCACCCTACACCCCTACTCACCGACAGAGACGCCTACGCAGTGTCTACCGCGCGAGACGTTTAGCAAGCGTCAGTTCTTCCCTGCGGTGTTGACGATGCAGTTCGCACCCCCGTCAAACGGGGCGGTGCTCAGTTGTGAGGAAAGGCTTATACAGGCCGAGGCTGCGTACCATAATCTGATGACAGGCTCCATGGTGCAGTACATCCACCACGAGGGCCAGACACTGCAGTTCACTCCAGGTAATCGCGGGGATCTGCAAAAGTACCTTATTCAGCTACGCTCACAGTGCGGCGATACAGCCTCTACTACCTGTGTTGCAGGGTGTGGGTGCGCCGTGTGTTATGGCACACGGGGCCGTGCGATGGGGATCAGCTACGTATGAGTTTTGCCCCACCCACAGTGATGGCGAGTACGGGGGATATTGTTGCGCCCCCTAACTACACCTCGGTGCACAGTGGCGCGGACGTGCTCGACGAGGACACCCGTCATTGGGCGCCAGGTTTGCAGTCTTTTGATGCGAACTTCCTGGATGAGCGCCCAATGCTCGATGCCCGTACCGAGGATTCAGCACGCGGCTCACCGTATGTGGCTGCCGCCATGCGTACCCAGATTCACAAGACAGTGGGTGCCAACTACCGAATGTCGTTCGAACCGGACTATGTCAGCGCGGGCATGTCGCCCTCACAAGCGTTGTCCTTTACCGAGAACGTGGAACGGTTGTTTGATTGTGATTCACAGAGTGATGAGTGCTGGTTCGATGCGTCGGGCCGGATGACATTCACAGAGTTGATCGCGTGCGGTATGCACAGTTACCAATTGCGCGGGGAGGTGATAGCGGTAAGTGAGTGGCTTGAGACTGCACGTAAGAAAGGCAATCGACCGTTCGCAACAGCGGTCTCGATGATCAACCCTGATCGTGTCCATACGCCTCCTATGCTCAGCGAAGATGAGAAGCTGAAAGCTGGGTTTCGGCTCACCAACAAGGGCTATGCGTTCGGCATGTTCGTGCTCAATCGCCACCCTGGTGACTACCAGTACATGAACGTGATTAACGATGCGTACGCGTACGTCACACGCAACACGCCGTGGCGACGAAAGAAGTGGCTGCACCTGTATAACCAGGAAGCGGCTGACCAGTCACGGGGCCGTGCGCAGTTCATTGCAGGACTTCGAAAGCACCGCGCATTCGACAAGCTCGATGATGCGATGCTATCCAATGTCATCCTGCAGACGCTGTACGCCGCTGTGGTGGAGAGTCCTGATCCTGTTATTGCTATGCAAGGTTTGATGGCTGCAGACCCTCAGCTCAGCTCTAAGGCAGACGCTGCGACGATTAGGAACAAAGGGCAGTACTATGGAGGCACCAACGAGCTGGTGATGAACCGTGCGAAGGTGGCTCACATGTACCCAGGTGACCAATTCAAGTTCCTGCAGGGTAACCAGGGTTTGGAGTTCTATGACCCGTACCAGGCAACCATCTCTCGGCAGTTGGCCAAGTTGATGGACCTAAGCTACGAGGAGTTTACCGGTGATTTTACGAAAACTAACTACTCTGGATCGCGCTCTGGCGGCAACCAGTCGGACACCTCTCGCGAGACCATTGCCGCAAGAATCCCAGCGCCCCAGGCACGCTACCTCTCAACGCTTTGGCTTGAAGAGAACTGCGCTCTTGGTAGAATTCCCGGAGTCCCAGGACGTACTGCGCGCCAGCGACTTAACTGGTTCCTGAACAACAAACATGCGTTGTGTCAGTTCTCTTTCTTCGGACCCGGTGTCAAGCACATCGATCCGATAAAGAGCACAGAGTCGTCAATGAACGAGTTCAAAATGAACGTAGCCACACGACGTGACTACTGCAACACGTTCACCAACCAGTCTTGGCGCAAGGTGTTCGACCAGGCGGCGCTTGAGAGCGAGTATGCGAAAAGCAAAGGTATTGATCTGGAGGCGGGTCTGGGCATCGTGCCGCCCGTTGTACCCGCACCCACAGCAGCACCTAACCAAGAGGCCTCGGCAGCGTGAGAAACATACCCCACATAAGAAATAGGGTGTTTAACCGTCCCCTGATGGTGACGCCTGATTTTCTGTTCCAGGCAGCAGATTTTCTCAACAAGATGACAGCAGGGGATGCGCTGTCCGCGCTCCCTATCGATTCTACCTACGGTGGCAGGATGAACTCGCTCACCGAGAACCATTACTTTGGTGACGCGGCCCCCGATAAACGCTCGATCCAACCTGGCGGGATTGCCATGGTCAGTGTGATGGGCGCGTTGTCGCAACGTGAGTCGTTCGACATGGCCACGTGCGAGAGCATCCAGGGCTACGATACGATCCGCATGGACATGATGGCGGCAATGGATGACAAACGGGTGAAGGGCATCATGCTTAACATCGACTCCCCAGGCGGCGAGGTGGCAGGCAATTCTGCTTTGTCGGACTACATCAACGCTGCCAGCCAGACAAAGCCTGTGTGGGCATTGGCTAACGAGCATGCGTATTCGGCAGCGTACGCGATCGCAAGCTCCGCTGACCGATTTGTACTGCCAGAGTCTGGAGGTGCCGGGTCGATCGGTGTTGTGCTCGCACACGTAAGCTACGAGGCCGCACTGGACGCTGCCGGCATCAAGGTGACCTACATTCACGCAGGGGACCATAAGGTGGACGGTAATCCGACACAGGATCTACCTGATGCGGTACACAAGGACCTACAAGCAGAGGTGAATAAGTTCTATACCTCGTTCACAACGCTTGTTGCGAACAACAGAGGGCTACAGCAGAAAGCGGTTGTGGCCACTCAAGCAAGAACATTTTCTGCCGCCGATGCGGTGGATCTCGGATTAGCTGATGAAGTGCTGTCAGCCGATGAAGCGCTCGCCTCGTTTAGCGAGCACCTGACGGCCAGAGGTCGTTCAACAAGTATTGGAGTATCCATGAGTGACAAAGGCGGCGCTTCTGCAGGTGCCACAGAAGTTGTCGATCCTGACAACACTGCAGGGAAGTTTACGCAGCAAGATCTTGACGCTGCGCAGGCTAAGGGGAAGGCGAGCGAACATGCTCGTATCTTCGGGATCATTGACTGCGAAGCAGCTCAAGGCCGTATGGAGTTCGCGGTAGGGTTTGCCGAGGACGGTCAATCGGTAGAGATGGCGACCAAGTCACTTAATCGTATCCCGGTGGCGGTAGCACCAGTGGCAGCGATGGTGATCGACACAGATCCTGATGTACTGGCGGCTGCGATGACACAGGCCGGTGCTGTTGATTCGGGCGTTGACGCTCAAATGGGCGGGGATGTGACCAACGTAACCCCGATATCTATCGCGCAAGAAGCAGCCGATCTGCTTAGCGAGGCAGATTTTGGTTTCTCAGGAATGCAAGTAGGAGGGTCTGACAATGTCTAACTGCGGAGAGCCAGGATACGGTGTGGCTGGCCACGAGAACGAGAAGTTCTTACTGGGTCGTGGTGAAGGTCTGTCGCGTGTCGACATGCCTTGTGTGACTGCGGCTATCCCTGCACGCACAATGGTGAAGGTGGGTGCGGATGGCAAGACGCTCGAACCGGTAACTCTTGTCACTGACACACCTTTTGGTGTGCTGACCTGTGACAAGGCATCAACCGTGCTGCGCACAAGTGTGTTGACACAAGTTGATGTGAACATCGATCTTGTTCTGCCCCAGGGATTGGACTTCGATATCCTGGTCGGGAACAACAGCCGCGTGTTCTTCAAAAAACTTATCATGAGCGGACTGGAGTAATACGATAATGTCAACTGTTGCCTGTTTAGAGACTGCCGAACTTTTAGGTATTTACCGTAAGGTTCGTCGACAAGAGAATTTCCTGAGCGGTGTGCTGGCCACAGGTCAGATCAACTCAGAAAAAGAGCGCATCGAGTTCGATTTTGAAGAGCTTGATTATGGGATGGCCCCGTACGTGAAACCGTGTGATGAAGGTTTGGCGACTATCGGTACCGGATGGCAGACCAAGTGGTTTCGCCCAGGGTACGTGAAGATGAAAGATCCGATCAACGTGTGTGACAACTGCCCGTCCTGGTATGCAGGTGAGCGACCGTACTCCTCGTTGTCGATGCAGCAAAAGTTCTTGCTACACCGTGCACAGATCCTTCGTCGTCACTCCCAGATGATACAGAACCGTCTTGAGTGGACGGTTGCCAAGTTGGCAGTCAACGGCTCATACGCGATGGCCTATCAAGGTTCTTCGGGCGAGGAGATCCAGCGTTTCAATATGAGCTACGGTCGTGATGCGAGCCTCGACTACGCCCCTGCTGTGACATGGGAGAACGCACTGGCGACGCCTATGTCGGATCTGGAAGACATGATCAACCTGGCAGGGGAGGTATCTCAAGGTACTCCAGCGGTAGCCATACTGGGTCGTGATGTTTACAGATCCATGGTCAAGCATGAAGATGTAAACGATTCAAACAACGCGACAGCGCGGGTCAATGCGAACACGTTCGAGCTGAGCACGCCATCGTTCAAAGCGCAAGGTGGCGCACGACGACACGGCGGTTTTAATGGTATCGACTACTGGACCTATACGGGTCAGTACCGTAACGCCTCTGGTGTGTTGACGCACTATGTACCAGCGAACAAGATGATGATCATCTGTCGTCCTGAGAACGTGCCAGTCATGACTAAGTTTTATGGTGCGATCAAAGATCTTGCCAGCTTACGCGCAGTTGATACGTTCCAAAAAGAGTGGATCGAGCAAGATCCATCTGCTTTGCAGATCTTGACCCAATCCGCACCTCTTGTTGGTATGTTGAATCCTCACAGCATCCTGACAGCAACTGTTCTGCCTTAATCGTTGAGGGAGTAGGAGAAACATTATGGTAACTGTTGTTGTGGCGGCTAACGCCACTTTTCGAGTCTGTTGCACACTGTACGCCGCTGGCGAGTCCGTCGACGTGCACCCGTGGGTAGCAGAGCGTAATCGCTTTATGGGAGTTTTCGTTCCTGCGTAGAGCTGTTACTACAAAGTCGTAGAAATAATAAGGGGCACTACGGTGCCCCTTATGCCATACAAACCGAGAGAGAGAGTCTGTTTATGTTAAAAGCACTAAAAAGTATGAGAGGTAATTTGCTTCTGACCAAAGAGGGTAAGAAGCTGGTCCCGATGCTGGACAGGAAGCAGGTACAAGAGGGTTCGTGCCGATTGGAATTCATGGGCGGCGATATGGTCGACGAGATCAAGCTAAAGCTGCCCGAGGCAGTAGTGGATTATCTTATCGGGCGCGAGATACTGGCGCCACGCGATGAGCCGCCAGCAGATGACAACGAAGCTGCTGAGGACATCGGTCAAGGTGTCGCACAGGGTGCAACAGCTACTACTACCTCGTTGGGTGAGGGAGAGGAGGGCAAAGCATCTCCTGAGAGCGTAGCGGGTGCAGGTTCGGCGGGTGCTGCAGGCGACAACGCCGGCACTATGTTCGACTAACAACGATGACACAGGAGACACGTCGATGACTTGGTATGACTATGGCAAAGTAGAGGTAGGAAGCATCGCTACGTTGGACGTGTGGTTTGGTACTCAAGCTGAGTACGATGCCATTATTACTCCTGACCCTAATACGCTCTATCTGATAGAAGAATAGTATGCCTATTGAACTGGCAGGTAAGCGCTACATACGAGCGTACAAGAATGGTGTGAAACACATTATCGCCTATAAAGGCGATAGCCAGGTGCTGGCAGGTAACAACATAGCACCACACCTCTTTGCGTTCACTGTTGATACACGATTAGCAGGTAGTGCGTCTGGCACGTTCATAATCCCATCAGACAATGATGGCTACACTTATTCGTGGGCAGAAGTGGGTGGTGGTCTAGCTACTGGTGGGCCTACTGATGCAACGCAAGCCGATCAGCCAGTGGTTACGGGTGTTGATGGGTTAGTACAGTTCTACATAGAGCTGGGTGCTGGTGCAACATTATTTGACGACTTTGATTTTGTTGGTGCATCAGACGTTGCCAAGATAATCTCTATAGATCAATTAGGTGCGGTGACGTTGAGTATGCCTTTA